TGCAATCCCAGAGATATGTAATTATAAAGGTAGAGCAATCTATACTGATGTAGACATGATAAATTTTAGAAATATGAAACATTTATGGGATACAGACCTTTGTGGCAAACCCTTTGGTATGTGCTGGGACGCACTACAAGACAACGGAGTCAAGTGGAGAGATACCAAACTAGAAAGAGGTTGGTGGTGTGATTCAGTAATGGTTATTGATAATGCTAAGTGCAAAGGACTTGTACCAAGTATGGAAGAAATATCAAAAGCAAAGTCTACATGGAAGTGGATATTTATGGAAGATTATTTAGGTTCTCCTCACAAATACAAAGGTAAAGAGTTTGTACACACATTAAATCCTAGATGGAATAGTTTTGATGGAAAGAACGCAGCAGTTTATGTAGATGGTAATTCTGATTTACAACCAGACTTCCCATTGAAAGAGATATGGCAATTACATTTAACATCTTTGAGTTACCAACCATGGCACCCAAAGTATAATCCTCACAGTAAAGCAAACTATAAAAGAAAAGATATAGCAGATTACTTGTGGAAACTAAATGAAAAGACTACAATGATAGCAAAGTCAGATGAATTTTAGTGAACTAATATATCCAATGACTAGGAAAACCTTTTATGAGAAAGTAAAAGGAAAGCGTTATCATGTTTGGAAGTCTAAAAATAACAGATTTAAAGACTATTTTAGTTGGACAGAATTAGACAACTATCTTAATCAAATAAATATTGGAGCATGGGATAGAACTCCCCAGTTACAAATTATTATGCCAGATGGAAACAAATGGTGTAAAAAGAAATCCCCTGAAAAGAAAAGTAGAAAAGAGATTTTAAAACTCTGGAATGAAGGTTGCACATTTGTATTAACATTAAGTGAGTTTCTAAATGAAAATCTTTGGAAACAATGCCAAGAGTTCGAAAGAGAGTACGGAGTAGGACAAGCAAACTTGTATTGCAGTAAGAAAGCAGATGCACATTGTTTTCCTACCCATGCCGATAGCACGGATAATTTTTTATTTCATGTTAGAGGCGATGTTGAGTGGTATATCTACAATGAATACGCAGAAGGTAAAGATGGTGTCCGCAGTCGATGGCGCAGTGAAGATGCTACCTTAAACAGTAAGTTTACTTTATCTCCTGGCGATTTGTTGTACATACCTAAAAAGTTGTATCACCGTGTGACTACAACAGGTCCGAGAATATCAATCAGTTTTCATTTCCGTGAAAGGAGTGAGAAACCTTATTTAAGGAATGATTGGTACGATTGGAAACCATAGGAGAAACTATGAATCAAGATGGAAGGTTTTCAGGCGACATGGATAGAAACGAAGTTGAAATAGACCTTAATAAGTTTATGGCAATGATTCAAGAAAATAATGACTTGAAACAAAAAATATTTATGTTAGAGCATGACGACACAAAAAATCCATGGCAAAAGGTTATTCATCTAGCAGCAGCAGTTGATAGTTGGAGAATATTCCCTAGACTCTTTTTGAGTGTCTATATATTCTTATTATACTACTCGACTATGTGGTTTATGAATTTACCAGACCCAAGTCTCGAACAATCGGGACTAATCTCTATTATAGTAGGTGCTGGTGCGGCTTGGTTTGGGCTATATGCTGGAACAAGTAAGTCAAGCAGTGCGTTCAATGGAGACAAAAAATAGTACTTGACATATGGTTATAAATTTAGTATAATATACTATATGAAAAAATCAAGTAAACCAAATTTAGTCGCAAAACATTCTAGACATAAGTCAGGCGCTGGCTTCCACAAGTCAAAGCGAGACTATGACAGAAAGCAATTATGCGAGTATTGCGACTTACCACTAAAGGAGTGCACAGGATATAAGTGCTGGATTAGATGAATTTATTCTTTTTAGATAATGATTTAGATAAGTGTGCAGAATACCATGTGGATAAACACATAGTAAAAATGCCACTCGAAGCAGCACAGTTACTATGCACTGCTATGTGGGTAGATAAAGTATTGGGTTTTTGCCCACACAAACTTGATAAGGAAGAAAGAAAAGAATTACTAAAGGCGAAAGCCGAAGTAAAAGACTTACCGATTCCTGAAAGACCTATTCCATATTTGCCTACAATGGAGAATCACCCTTGTAGCATTTGGACTAGGTCGTCTTTGGACAACTTCGAATGGGTACATTGCTATGCAAATGCCCTCAATGACGAGTATCATTACCGTTATGGTAAACAACACAAGTCAGTAGTAGAAGTTGTAAATGCGTTGCCAGAACCAAAGAATCTACCTCGTAAGGGGTTGACACCTTTCGGTATGGCAATGCCCGAAGATTTACAAGACCCTGATGATGTGATTGGTAGTTACAGACTATTCTATCACACAGACAAGGCAACATTTGCAACATGGTCACATCGTGACAAGCCATACTGGTGGAATGAAGATGAAGCATGGTATGACAAGAGAATAACACAATGAGTGATAAAGTATGGAAAGTTGGGGATAATAGAGTAACATTCCCAGATAGTTGGACTGATGAACAAAAGCAACAGTATGTTGATAAAGCAAGTGTAGATATGCACTTACGCAGACAACTAAAAGTAATTAAGAAGGACGGAAGTAGTCAACTTCTTAGAGCATGGAGGAATCATGGCAAAAGACACTCCTCGTAGTATGGAAGAATTATTTGGTGTAATGACACCACAACCACAAACTATGGAACAAACACAATTATTAAGAAACAATTTAAAAGTTCAGCACGAAAAAGTAAGTGCTGAAATCGGTCTGTTAGAAAAACAATTAGCAGATAAGAAAGAGTACCTCGCAAAGATTGAGGGAGGACTTGATGTGTTAGACGAACTGGAGAAGTAATGTTCTACATTGTAGACGACTTCTACCCAGACCCTGACAAAATACGAAAGTATGCTTTGTCTTGTACCTTTCACAATGGTACGATTATTGACAGAGTAACAAACAAAATAAGAAAAATAATGCACCCTGGTGCAAGAACAAAAGAATTAGACAACGAAAACTTTATTTATTTAAAGAATAGAATGGAACAATTACTAAATAGGAAAATTGTTCGTTGGTATTCTAAAGGGAAAATAAATTGTGTTTTCAATCTTGGGATAGGTGACACAGAGCCAAACTGGGTACATCATGACGCAACACCAGAACGAAAAGAACTGGAGAAGTCACAAAACTATAAACTATGGGCAGGTGTCATCTATCTCACCCCTAATGCTCCACTAGATGCAGGGACTTCTCTGTGGATAAGAAATGATGGGGTAAAGATAGCAGAGGATAGTGTAGGAAAACTACCAAAAGGAATTCCACCAGTTGGGTGGAATAAGCATGCCTCTGCTAGTAACATATACAATAGGTTAGTTCTTTACAGAGGCGACCATTACCATGCTCCTGATAAAGCAGGTTTTGGGAACAGTAGAGAAACTGGTAGATTAACACAATTAATAGTTTTTATGACAGAATGAATAAATTTAATGAAGAACAAGTACTAAACTGGGTTAGAAACCACATAATCCAGTCATACGATGCACACTATGGTAAAAATAAAATACAAACAACTGAGTTTGTATTTGACGCAGGACATGGTGAGGGTTTCAGTATTGGAAACATAATCAAGTATGCCCAAAGATATGGGAAGAAAGGTGGTAAAAATCCTGACGATTTACTAAAAATTATTCACTACGCAATTATTTTATTAGGGAGTGAACACATTGATTAGAGCAAAGAAAGGAGAAAATTTATCGAGAGATAATATCGCTAAAGTACATGAGTTACTTAGTGGAGAAAGTCCGATAACAAAGAAAGAAGCCTGTGGTATTCTTAATATTAGGTATAACACGACCAGACTTAAGAGAATCATAGACGATTACTTAGAGTTATCGGAGTATAGAGAAAATAGGAAGTCTCAACTAAAAGGTAAAGGAGCAACGAAAGATGAAATCAAGACAGTCATTGTAGACTATCTTGATGGAGATAACATCTCAACTATATCAGAGAGAATGTATCGTTCCCCTGCTTTTGTTAGAGCAATCCTAGAAAGGGTGGGAGTCCCTAAAAAACTTGCCGATAATGACTATGAAGGTCATAGAACTTACATGCTACCCGAAGAATGTGTAGCAGAGGAGTTTGCAGTAGGAGAGAAGGTGTGGTATCCTCGTAAAAATAGATTTGCAGAAATCAGATACGAGATAACACAGAAGCACCAGTTTGACCGTGCAGGTTATGTTGGTTATCAAAACATGGCAAAGTGTGTCAACTACGAAGACAAGTATGGAGCAAAGATGTATAATTTATATGTCTTAGACCCTGTACCACAAGAGGCGATAGCAAAAAGTTATTTTCCTTGGCTTGACGGTAGTAGATGCGGTTTCTATGCTTCTGCTCTTGCTTACGACTTAGGAAGTCTGAAACATTTAGAACAATACGGAGTAAATATTAACTCACTATGATAAAAGGCAAGAAACATGGAATATTTAATAGCAGGGTATTTGGGTCTCTGGATAATGACGATAACACATCTTTATTATCCAGCGATGAAAGTACTTGGAGTATATGACAAGAATAACATAGTATACAAACATAAAATTATAGGCGGAATACTATTTGGTGTATTTAGTTTACTTGCTACACCTTTTATTTTTCCGTGTTTGTTCTCAGAACATCTGAGAGAAGTATTTCTAAAGTCATATTTAAAAGCGGTAACAGGAAATGAGTAATTATAGAGAAAGATTAGTAAAAGCACTCATAAAGTTTTATGAGGGTGGTATAGAAGCCCACAAGATGAATATTGAGGTTTTATTAGGGTCTCATGTTGGATTAGCAGAACATGGGGATATTATAGAAACCATTGACCAAGAAGTACAAAAACTTGTAGACTTGGAAGATAAGTTAGAAAGTCTTAGGAGAAACTTTAAATGAGTGGAATACACACAGTAGCACAATGTGCACAAAAGTTAGTAGCACTACTAACAACAATAGAACAACTCTCTGAAAAACCATCTGAATATGATGTCGCAAATATAAAAGCATTAGCAAGGGAGTTAGAGAATGAATCTGAGTTTGTATCTGGAATCCGATAAAGGAAGAATAGGAGTAGT